CAAGTCCTGAATGGTCGCGTCGTAGCGGTTGTTGTATTCCGGCTGCGCCTCGCCGTAGGAATAGCTCCCGTATCCCAGCTGCTTGTCTAAAAGGCCGCTGATGGTGTCGGCATAGTTGTTTTTGTAGGTCGGCGCTGCGCTGCTCTGGAAGTCCTTGGGTGACAGCGGGTCAAGGTAGAAGTTCTCGCCCCGCTGCCCGCCGGTGTACCCGCCGTAGCTGGAGCGGATGCCCTCCGCGCCGAGGTTGGCCAGCGCCCGCGCCTCGTCCGTGGCGGCGTTCATGTAGTCCTGCTTGTACTTCAGGATGCTCATGCCCGCGTCCGGGTTCTGCTGCGCCAGCTTCAGGTCTGCGTCAGAGAACTGCCCGCCGAGGCCGCTGCTCTGCATCGCCTTCTGAAAATCGTCGTATGTGTATCTGTTTGCCATAGTCCGCCCCTTTCTTATAGTTCGCTGCCGTTGTACACTTCCCGCACCAGCGAATACAGTCTGCATCCGCCGTTGCCGGTCATCCGGATGCGGAAGTGGTCGCACCGGCGCGGGATGATCGGCAGATAGTAGCTGCGCTTCACTTCCGTCTGCAGCGTCTTCACCGTCCGCCACACGCCGTCGCTGTCGAACTGCATGTCGATCTGCACGCTGGCATCCTCGTCCAGCTCCAGCCGCAGCAGCAGCTTTCCGATGCCTTTCTTTTCCGGGATAGCCGTGGAAGAGGATGAATAGGTGGTGTACTCGTAAAAGTCCGCCCACTCCGCCTTCCATGCCACCAGTGCTTCCTGCACCGCGCCCTGCGGCACGCTTCTGGCGTTGCCGTTCATCCAGAGCTTGCCGCTCTTATCAAGGCAGTACAGCTCCTCGTTCCAGCCCCAGCCCACGGCCTGCGTGCTGTCCTCCCGGTGCCACAGGTTGGTGCGGGTGTCGAAGGCAAACAGCTGATATGCCCCCGTCGTGTCCTGCAGCGATACGAAATACTTTGTCCCGTCGCTGCCCGCCACGCCGTTGCGGAAGCGCTGCGTGCCGAATGCTGCGCTCACGCTCTGCGGGATGCCGCCGCTCCATGCCGCAATGCCCGTCCGGCTCAGGTAGAAAAGCGTCTCCCCTGCGATGGCAAGGCTTTCATCGCTGCCCTTTTCCACGCCCAGTGACGCGCTGCCCATCACCTGAAAATTGGACGGCTTGTCGCCGTAGACCTTGTAGATGTGCTCCTCCTTGAAGAAGCACGGATAGCCGAGATAGCTGCAGCACGCCGTAAAATCTCCGGTGCTTGCCACATCCACCGCAAAGCTGTCCGTCGCCACGCCGTCAAACACATTCCAGTTGAAGATGTCGCCCAGCTTGCTGGCGTAGATCGTGTCGCCCTTGCAGCCCCACAGCCGGTTTTCATTCTCGCAGATATAGTCTAACTCCGGAACCGTGCGGCTGAGTTGCAATGTTTCGCTGTCTCCTCCGTCCGAGATGGTGAAGGTGTTCTCATAGAAGCGCAGGTTGTCCCCGTCGATCTCCCGGATAATGGCGGTCTTGTTGTTCTCCGGATGCGTCTTTGCGCCGGAGATCGTCACCGCGTCGCCCTCGTTGAACTTTGCTCCCGCACCCACAGCGTAGATGGTGTTGGCTTTCGCTTCCTCGCCCGCGTAGGTGCCGTCCTGAATCTTCGCGCTCCCGCTCCAGCTGCTTTCCAGTGCGCCGAAGTCGCCCGTCAGGCGGTTGTAGTATTTCTTGTCCGGCAGGATGACGATGTACGCGCCGAGGCTTGCGAACTTCTTGTGCCCGTCGGTGACGATGCCCTTCAGCTCGCCGTCGGCGTAAAAGCCCGTTCCGTCCGCCCAGTACAGCCCGTCGTGGGCATATAAGCCGTTCGGTTTCGTCAGCGTCCGGCATGTCCACCGCCTTGTGCGCGGGCTTAAAAGGGGATAGAAGTCGCTCGTCAGATTCTCCATGTCCCACAGGTCTCCGTTCTCCGCCGCGAGCGTGTGGTTGTATCCGCCGAACTTCACCTGCTTGCGCTTGCTGATGGCCATCTGCTGCTGCAGCTGCTGTTTGTGCAGTTCCTCTTCGAGGTATGCCCGCGTCTCTCCGGCTCCCGGATAGTGCAGCAGCTCCATGCCGTTTTGCTTATTGACGGCAAAACGACGGCGGCAACGCTGGAACTTTGCTATATCGCGGTCACGAACAACTATACGGGAAGTCTGCCGTATCTGACCGCGTTGATAGCGTTCTTGCAGGCGGCAACCGCAACCGTGCTGTCATTCGCCCTGAACAAAAGCAAGGCGGAGAACACGGCGGGCGGTATCGTGTACGACGCAACCATAAAACGGGACTGTTAAAGGAGGTAAAACCATGAACGAAAACATTGTGAAACGGCTTGCGGCACTTATCAGCGTAAAAAGCATCGTGACGATTGCGCTGACGGCGGTATTTGCGTATCTTGCCATTACCGGGCAGACAAGCCAAGAGTTTATGACGGTCTATACGGTCGTTATTGCGTTCTACTTTGGCACGCAGACGCAGAAAATCAGCGACGCGATTGACCGCAAGGAGGGCTGACAATGCCGCTGACCGTAGAAAAGCGTCTTATCAGCTGCAATTTCAGACAGGGCGGAGCGGGACGGAAGATTGAATACATCGTGATTCATTATTTCGGGTCGCTCGGCACGGCGGCGGCGGTCGCAAAGTATTTCAATACGCCGGGTATCCAAGCGTCGGCGCATTACTGTCTGGACGAGGGCAGCACGGTCTATCAATGCGTCGAGGACGGAAATATAGCGTGGCATTGCGGCGCAAATTCGTACGTGCATCCGAAATGCCGGAACGGCAACAGCATCGGCATTGAAGTCCGCCCGTACAAGCTGGACAAGTCTACGGCGCGTTCCGCCGCGCCCGCAGATTGGTATTTCCCGCCGGAAATCGTAGACAACCTCGTTGAATTCACAAAGCTGCTGATGCAGAAATACAACGTCCCCGTTGAAAACGTCGTGCGGCATTACGATGTTACGGGGAAATGGTGTCCGCGTCCGTGGATGGGCGACGATATGAACACATATTACGGCACGTCCGGCAATGAGCAATGGAAGAAATTCAAAGAAAGACTTTCCGGGGAGGTATTTGACATGGATATGACCGAAGCACGCAAACAGCTGACCTCTTGCGCCGACACAGGCGACACGCCCTCTGATTGGGCGAAAGAAGCGACGGAATTCTGCAAGCGAAAAGGCATTTTCAACGGCGACGGGAACGGAAATTACGGGTGGCAGCAGCCGATTACCCGCGAAGCCGTCGCGCAGATTCTTTACAATGCGTTTGAAAATGCCGGGATGCTTGAAGCAATCCCGGACAAAGGATAAAACGAGCGGGCGGGGGAACTTCCCTCGCCCGCATTCTTTATGCCTTTTTTCGGAACAGGCATTTTACAGTCATTCCGTAATGTATCAGGTTGCCCTCGTCATCTGACCCGCCGCCGTACACGTTTGCGGATTCAACGCGGATGAAGTCGCTCCAACGCTCCACGAAAAACGGTATGTCATCTTTTCCGATATTGCCGCATTGCAGCCCATCCGCAAAAACGGAAAAAGCGGGCTTGCCGTCGTATTCGCCGCGTTCAATCGTGATTTCTACGCCCTCGTCGCTGTTAAACGGCGCGTCGCCGTGTTGCAGCTTGCGCAAGACCGTCTGACGGTTGCCGCCGTCGGCGTTCTTGAATGTTACGCCTACGACCTTGAACGTCAGCGTTTCCCGCGCGGCGCGTTCTGCCGCCCATGCCGCCTCCCGCGCAGCCTTTTCCCGCTCTTGCGCCTCCAGCCGCGCCCGTTCCGCCGCTTCACGTTCCCGTTTCAGACTGCCTTTTTTCCAGACCCGATAAATCCAGACACAAATGCCGACGGGGTAGAAAATGACAAGCAGAACGACTTGCCAAGTCTTTAGCTTTTTCATGGTATGAGTACCCTCCTGCTTTATTTCGGTCGTGCTGACCTTTAACACAATTATCATCTATTCGCGTGTTAAAGTCAAGAAAATTGCAGAGCATTAACACAGGGGGGCGACGCATTGAAGATTTACGACTACAACGGGAAGAAAAACATTTGCGGCGACCGCATCCGCGAAGCGCGGATAAAACAGCGGATGACGCAGGCAGACCTCGCCGCCCGCGTTCAGGTCGAGGGCGTTATCATGGAGCGCGATTCTATCAGCCGCGTCGAAATTGGAACGCGCTTTATCCCAGACTATGAAATACCGATATTCGCAAAGGTACTCGGCGTTTCGGCTCTTTGGCTTTTGGGTATTGAATGACCCCGGCGGAACATCCCCGCCGGAGCTATTTTATTACACAAAAAATGTGTAAAAATATTTCTGAAAGCTATTGACAAATACACAATGAATGTGTATAATAGAAAATGTAAGGAGGGTCGGACGTGAAAACAAAAGATTTCATAGAACTTTTAGAAAGAAACGGCTGGAAATTCAAGCGGCACGGCTCAAACCACGATATTTACATCAAAGGAGGCGAAAGGGAAAGCGTTCCAAGACACAGAGAAATAGACGAAGATTTAGCAAAGGCAATCATAAAGCGGCGGGGGCTGAAATAAGCCCCCCGCCAAAGCCTATAATATATACAGTTTCAAGGAGGGCAACAATATGAAAGCGGCGTATCCTATCATTATGAGCAAGGGAAAAGAACACATCATTGTGTATGTCCCGGATTTCAATATCAACACGCAGGGAACAAATTACGCTGACGCTATGGAAATGGCGCGCGACGCTATCGGACTTGTCGGAATCGACATGGAGGACGATAAGGAAAAGCTGCCGACACCGACAAGCATTGACGAAGCAAAAGGCAAAGCCGAAAGCGGCGGCGTTGTTACGCTTGTCGATGTCGATTTTACGGAATACCGAAGAAAAAACGATATGAAAACAGTCCGCCGGAACGTGTCTTTACCGTCGTGGCTTGATGCGGCGGCAAAAGACGCGGATATAAACGTATCGGCGGTGCTTGCACGGGCGTTGAAGCAGGAATTAAACCTTGCGGAAAGATAATTGAAAGGACAGCGACGAGGGGCGGGAAACCGCCCCTTTTTGCGTTTGCGGAGGTATATCATGGGTAACAAATATAGACAGCTGCAATTCACGGACAGGCTGAAAATTGAAGCACGGTTAAACATCGGATACAAGCCGAAGCAGATAGCCGCCGACCTCGGCGTACATATCAGCACAATTTATCGGGAAGTAAAGCGCGGGACGTATGAGCATCTGAACTCGGACTACACAACGGATATACGATACAGCCCGGAAATCGCGGAAATGCGCTATCAGGAGGGCTTGTCGGCAAAGGGCGCGCCGCTGAAAATTGGGAAGAATTACGCAGTAGCCGCGTTCATTGAAGATAAAATAGGCAACGAGGACTATTCCCCGGCGGCGGTCTGCGCCCTCCTGCATCGGGACGAATTCGCGTATTTGGGGATGACGTTTTGCCGTGCCACTATCTACAAGTATGTAGACGAGGGCGTTTTCCTCACGATAACGAATGCCGACCTCCCGGAAAAGGGTGAACGAAAAAAAGAATACAAGAAAGTCCGCCCGCGTCAAAAACGGGAAAGCCGGGGTACATCCATAGAAGAACGCCCGGAAGTCATCAACGAACGGCAAGAGCCGGGGCATTGGGAAATGGATACCGTCGTAGGAAAGAAAAAGACACGGGCGCGGCTGCTTGTGCTGACGGAGCGGGTAACGCGGCGGGAAATCATTATCAGAATCAAGAACGGCAAGGCGGAAACCGTAGTGCAGGCATTGGACAGGCTTGAACGGCTTTACGGCGCGGCGTTCCGCACAATCTTCAAGTCTATTACCGTGGACAACGGCTCGGAGTTTTCCGACGCTGACGGAATCGCACGGAGCGCGATTAACAGCGACGAAAAACGCACGGACGTGTATTATTGTCATGCGTACTGTTCTTGCGAACGTGGAACGAACGAAAACATTAACCGCATGATTCGTCGGCAATTCCCGAAAGGCACGGATTTTGAATCCGTCACGGACGCGGACGTTGCCCGCGTGGAAGATTGGATAAACAACTACCCGCGTGAAATCCTCGGCTTTTCAACGGCGGCGGAACTGTTCAGCACGGCGTTTCCGTTGGCAGCTTGAACGCCGAAAATGCACCTTGACAATGGCTTTTTACCGAGGTAAAAAGGTATCATAAAATAATTTCTATTTTTTTCGCAGAAAATACTTGACATTTGCGTTTGCGATTCATCTTGCGTTCGCACCGCCCGTCCGGTATAATAAAAACAATATAAAGACACCGATCATAAAAAGGAGCGTACCGCGCACATGCTGTTTTGGAAGAAGAAAAAAGTCCCACTTGTTCAGTCCACCACCTCCGCCTGGAAGGAGCAGTGGCGCGAGATCGTCCCGCCCGAGTGCCGCAACGTTCCCATCACCGAAAACGGCAAAACCGTCACGGCCTACGTGCAGATCAACCACTTCGTCATGATGCTGCAGGACGGGCTTTTGATGAAGGAGGACTTTTTCGACGTCTGCTCCCACTTCCAGCGCGCAGGCTACCACGTCATCTGGCTCATGCGCTGCACGCAGGACATTGAAAACGGCTACCTGCGCCTCAAAAAGCAGAAGGACAACAAGTGTCTCTGGAAATGGCGCAAGCCCACGACGAACTTCGGCCGCTGGACGAGCGACAACCGCTATGTCACCATCCTGCTTCAGTACAGGCCCGCGCCCGACGGTCCGCTCGAGCACTGCCATGAGGAGATCCTGCAGCGCGTGCAGTGGGCCGAGAGCTCGGACAATTCCGAAATGGTCCCCAAGCGTACGGAGTTCGCCACCATCGGCGTGCCCGGCACGCCCGCGGAGCTTGCATCCTGGCTGCACGGCGGCTTCATGTCCTCGGAAGCGCTGTAA